TACATAAACGCATGAGCGAAAGTTGAGGAAACATGATTCTTTTTATTATCGGCGCACTGTTTGTACTGATTGCGCTGGCTATCCTGATTTTCTCGGATGATGCAAAAAGAACCGCAATCATCCCGGCGGTGGTGGCCGTCATTTTTATCGGCATTTCCTGTGTGTCCTATGTCCCTACCGGCTATACCGGCATCGTTACGACCTTTGGCAAGGTTGAGGATGGTACGAAGGACGCAGGCGTTGTGTTCAAAGCCCCGTGGCAGTCTATCGTGAAGATGGATAACCGTGTTCAGGAAATGAGCATGGACTTGTCAGCGTTCAGTTCCGACATTCAGGAGGTCTCCACCAGCGTGGCGGTTGGCTACCGGATCAATCAGGCAAATGCAATGACCATCTACAAAGAGGTCGGCAAAAAGTATGAGGACACCCTGATTACTCCCCGTGTCCTTGAAACGGTGAAAGCTGTAGTTGCCCACTACGATGCAAGCAGCCTGATTTCTAACCGGGATGCAGTCGCTTCCCAGATGGACACGAAACTGCGGGAAGTGCTGGCACAGTACAACATCGACCTGCAGTATATCAGCGTAACCAATTTTGACTTCACTGATACCTTTACCGATGCGGTGGAAGCAAAGGTCAAGGCCCAGCAGGAAAAGGAAAAAGCCGAGACTGACGCCGACAAGCGCCGTGTCGAAGCACAGGCCACGGCGGACGCTGACCTGATCGCAGCCAATGCGGAAGCGGAAAAGTCTAAGGTTGCAGCGGACGCAGAGTTGTACGTTGCAGAGAAAAAGGCGGAAGCAAACCGCGCCTTGAACGACAGTCTGAACAGCAACCTGCTGGAATACTACAAGATCACCGACGTGGAATCCCGCTGGAACGGTGAACTGCCTGCCTATGTTGGCGATGGTAACAGCATCCCCATTATCAACGGCATCAACTGATCTTTTGGAGCCGCCCAGAGCGGCGGCTCCTTTTTATATGAGCATAGGGAATAGGCCCCGCCCGGTTCAAGCCCGGAAGTGCCCACCGAAAGAAAATGAGCAGAAAGGAGCAGAAAATGGCAAAGTTCAGTATCATGCTGTTCGGCATTGACAGCTACACGAAAAACAAGATGCAGCTACCGTACAAGCTGGACGCAAAAAGCTCAGATGCAGCACTCCGTGAGGCACGGATGTGCGCAATGACCTTTTATCCGAGGTTTAGTGAAACGGAAAAACCGGACGTGGAGGTGGTCAAAAGATGAAACTTTCAGGGCTGACAAAGATGGTCAAGCGGCAGCTTGTCTGCAATGTTTTCCATAACGACGAGAGTGATGATTTCTACATTGGAACTGCGTCGGCGATTTACTGCGCTACCGGTTTCCCGCGTCCGCTGAACCGCAACCAGATGGGCGCTATGCTGGGAATCAGCGAGGATACCATGATCGAAAAGGTGGTTTACAACGACTTCGACTGTGCATACAAAATTGATTTTCAGGGTTTCAATCTTGACGACACAATTAAGGATGAAGTCGAAGTGAAGAAACTGGGCATCGGTATTTACTGCAGTGGAGAAATCCTTATCCCGCTTGTGACCGAGGATCGCCACATGGTCGGCATTATCTGTCAGTCGCACCTTGCGCCGCTGGAGGATGAAATTAAGAATAACGGTTTTATCCGCTATTACCAGAGAAAACAAACCGACGGAACGGTTTATTATGTCGTGAAGAACGGCATGAGGGTACGAGCCGCCGTTATGGCATATACGGTGCCGGACTACGCAGAAGCAAAGCTGCAAGAACTGGTTGCAATGCTGGCAGAAACTCACATCGGTGAACAGGAAGAACCGGAACAGACGTTCGATGATTTGAACGCCGAAAAGGATTCCGAGCAGCAGGAGTAATAAGAAGGAGAAACGACCATGAGCAAGATTTTGAAAAGCACAACTTTGGGCAATGTGAAAAATGGCGGCATCTTCAAGGCGCTGGGCAAAGAGTTTGTGAAGCTGGATGCAGACGAACACGGTTGTCTGGTGCTGGCAAAGGACATTTGGACGAAAATGCCGTTCCGTGACGGCGACGACCCGGAGTGTCCCAACGATCTGCGCCGGAGCGATGTTATGAAGTATCTGGGTAACTGTCTGGCAGAGTTTACCGAGAAGGGTACGCCGCTGGATACTTTTATTCCGTTCAAGATCGACCTGCAGGACACAACCGGACAGACCGAATACGGAACCGTTGAATACAGAATCGGCCTGTTGACCCTGCGTCAGTATGGAAAGTATTGGCGGCTGATCCCGAAGGTAGATACGCCGTGGTGGTTGGCGACGCCTTACGGTACGCCGAATTGCTCTCCGCGCACCGACGATGGCGGCTACGTCTGGCGCGTCAACACCGA